AAAACCAAAGATGATATTGAGGGTAAAGACGCAAGTAAGTTGGTCTTTGATAATCATGGTATGCAACTATCAGCTTATGCTATGTTGCTTAACATTGATGACCCTACAAGAGTTTCGATCTTTATTGATCGAAAGAAACCTTCTGTGATACTTCCTTATGTGTGGGATAGGGAGAGTCATCAGAAGCATCTCACTATGTTTGATGCGTTATTAACATATTGGAAGTGTCAAAAAAAATATGATCCCACTAAACCTAAGGAGGGCAAATGAGTGAAAACATAATAGGTAAAATTACTGCAAAGTATGAACCTAAAAAACCTGGAGATAATTATACTGCATATATCTCTGGATCAGATGGTACTGATTATCGTGTCTATTTACCAAAGTGTGATTTTAAAAAAGATGACATAGTACATATCCGTGCCGCTACTGCAAAAGAAAGTGCAAAAGGTAGTGTGTATTATACAGCTAACAATATTAATTTGTTAGAAGATAACGCACCAGAACCTGTAACGAATGGTCATACAGAACCAACGAGACAACCAATACCACAAAATTTAAGTCATGCCGATAAAGGTTCAGACATGATGGAGACAGGTATATGGACAAGAGCAGCTCCGTCAGTATGTAAGACTATTGAAGATGTCGAAAGATATTGCGATAGAGCATTAGCCTATCGTAGAAGAAAAATAGGAGGTAACGATGAGTTCAACGACCAATTCTAAAACTTGGCAAGAAAAAGAAATTGAAGACCTTTTAAAAATAGTAAGGGGTGCTGAGAAATTAAAAGACTTGTCAGATCGTTTGGAGGAATACAAACCAAATGATGAAATGGAAATGTATAAAGATAAAGGTTTAGGATGAAACCAAAAGACTTCCATCTCAAATTTCCACAATGGCAAGGTGGTGAGTGGATAATTGGATTGGGGTCTTATCTTTTTAATAACAGTAATACAGTTCACGTTTACTGCGACTATCGCAAGAAAAACGGAACTAAGCTATGGGATGGCTACTTAGTCTGTACTAAACAATTTGCGAGTAAATATCCCTTAATCCCCCTGCAAAAAAACCCAAAGGTTAAATTGTATCGAGTTCCATATCAGGAACTTCTCACATTTCATAATAGTATCACAGATAATACAGAACCTTTGGTCGTAGTAAAAGAACACAAAGAGAACAAAAGGCTTGCAGGGAAAAGAGAGCAAGAGTATATTGAGATTATGTACCAACAGAGGCACAAGTGGAATCCTTTTGAGATAGCTCGTGCATTTGTAGAACAACCAAACGCACCAATATATGTCTTAGAAGGTAAGGGCAGATATGAATGTGCAGGTAGCATTATAGAGCCGAATGAAAAAAAATTATAGTGTGCAAAGAGTTTCATACAATGCAACAAAACCATTTATTATAGGTATTCATTACGCAAAAAGGATGCCAATGGTAAGTCACGCTTTTGGATTGCATTTAAAAAATGATTTAGTCGGCATCGTTACATACGGTAGTCCTGCGTCACCATCTCTTTGTAAAGGTGTAGCAGGAATTGAAAATAAACAAAAAGTTTTAGAGTTAAACAGATTAGTATTAAAAAATAATCTCAAAAACGAGGCTTCATTTTTAGTATCTCAATCTCTTAAACTATTGCCAAAACCTAAACTCATTGTATCTTATGCCGATACAAAACAAAATCATGTAGGTTATATTTATCAGGCTTGTAATTTTTATTTTACAGGAACAACAAAACCTAGAACTGACATGGCGGCTGAAGATGGGAAACATTCAAGACATCACAAGGGAGATAGAACAAAAAGAGTTCATAGAAGTGCAAAACATAGATACGTATATTTAGTAGCAAATAAACAAGACAAAAAAAAACTTAAACAAGATTTAAAATATCCAATTTTA